GGAGCCGATCCCGGCCCGGGCCCGACGAGCCCGAGTCCGGTAAGGGGACAATCGTCGTCTGGGATCACCACCGATGGGGCGAGGTGCCTGGCTACTTCGAGACGCTGAACGTCGCCTACCACGCGCTCTTCACGCGTGGCAGACTGGAGCAGGAGCTTCTTTTTTCTCGACGGGAGATAGGTTGGTCGACCAACTAAGGAGGAGACGATGAAGAAGTTCACGAGAACCGCCGCCGCACTGGCCGCAACGCTGGCCCTCACCGGCACAGTATGGGCCGCAACGATCACGCAGCCGAAGCCGCCGCCGCACGGCCCGGTGATCGTCCGCCCGGCCCCGCATCCGCCGGTGGTCGTCCCAGCCCCCCGGCCCCGCCGATGAAACCACGAGGCTTTGCGACGATGACACCTGGCCAGCGCCGGGCGATCGCGCGGGCTGGTGGTCGCGCATCGCAAGCCAGCGGCGCCGGCCACCGGTTCACTTCAATCGAGGCGCGGGAAGCTGGACGGAAGAGGAGAAGACGATGAAGCGAGTGATCGTCCTGACCGGATGCCTTGCTGTCGCTGTTCTTGCCGGCGGTGGCTGTAGCAGTGCCTGGATCGAACGCCACGACCGCGCGGCGTGGGACGAACTCGGCGGGGCCGGAGCCTATGACCGCTTCCATCCGCTCGGGAAGAGCGCGATCGGATGCTGCCCAGCGCCAGCGCGACGAGGCCCAGCTCCAGCGTGATCGAGAGGGCGTCGGACGCTCGGATGGCGAAGTTCGACGACGCGCTGGCGGATCTCGAAAAGCTCAGAGCCCTTGGCGAGCAGCTCCGCCAAGCCTACCTCGCCTCTCCGTCCACCGACGATGCGCTCCGGGACGCGCTGGAGACGCGCGACGTGCTCTTTGGCATGACCAAGGTGCAGGTCATGGCGTCGCTCGGGCAGGTTCCGGCAGACCAACTGGCGGAGTCGACTGTGGGCGGGACTGAGATCGTCGTGTGGCTCTACTGTTTCGGCCTCGAGCGAGAAGCGCTATGGGGCTGCCCGCATGACAGGACGGTCGCCCGCCTCTACCTCCGCTTCCTCAACGACCTCCTCGTCGGCACGACGGAGGTCCACTGACGATTGCCGGATCGGGTGGCTGCCCACACGGCGGATTGCCCCGATAGTCGACGCTCACGCGGCCGGGGAGCACGGCGGTCACGGTGCCCTGGTGCCGCCGACCGCAGAGGCACAGGTCGAACACGACGGGGCTCCCGACGCCGCTCGACGGCCGCTGCCGGGCCATGCAGCGGGCGACCATGGCGATGGCGCTCACCCGTCGTCGCCGCCCTTGGGCGGGCCCGCGGTCGCCACCGCCCAGGCGGCGAGTACCGCCCACAACCCCATCCCGATCCAGAACCACATCATTTGATCGCGCACGCCCCGACGTCCGATCCACGAGCGGCGGCGATGGCCGTGCAGTTCTCCTCGTAGCAATCGACGAGCTGCTGCAGCCAGGCGCGGAACGCAGGCGTGATCAGGAGGTCGGGGATCGCCGGCCTGGCCGCCGTCACGGTGCACAGCGGGAGGTTCGGCATGGCGACGGGCCGCGCGCAACCGGCGAGGGCGACCACGAGGACCAACGCCATCCGAGCCGTCATGATGCACGCCGTCCCGGATCAGTGCTCGCTGGCGGCGCCGGAGGAGGTGCCGGTAAATTCACGCGCCCCGAGGGTGGCTCGCCTGCTCGGAGCCACTCATCGTCCACCATCGGGTGCTCCCGGCGAACCTTCTCTACCGCCTCCTGGACGGCCCGCTCCTGGCTCCTGGCGACCTCCAGGTCGGCCGCCCGCTGTTGCTCCCTCCCGGCTTTCTCTGCGGCCCACCGCGCCATCAGAGGCTCCCAGAGGCCCCTGACGAGGCCCTGCACGATGGCGGTAAGCCATCCCCACATGTTCTACTTCCCGGCTGCCGCCCGCGCCAGTTCGCACGGCCCGCCGGGGTACCGCGCGAGCAGCTCGTTCCGCGAGAGCGTCTCTGGCTTCGGCGCGTACAGCGTCGCCACATCGCCCTCGAGCCGGACGAGCAATCGTCCATCCGGTAAGGTCAGCGTGAAGATCGGGCCGTCGGGCGATTCGGTCGCCCTGACGACGAAGACCCCACCGTCGGAGCACGGAACCACCCGAGACTGACCCGCACCAGATCCGGCGAGGAGCAGACCAGCGAGCGCGAGTGAGAGCATTCGTTCCTCCTTTACTTCCCGACCGCGAAGTCCCTCAACGAGCTGGCCGACGCGCCGGCGCCGAGCCCGCCGATGATCCAGGCGAGCAGCGTCGGGATACTGTGGATCTGCCCGGTCGCCGCGGCGCCGAGGACGGCCGTCACGAGCCCGATGATCGGCGGCGCCCATCCCTTGCTCTGCCAGCCCGGGAACGCCTTCTTCAAGAAGATCATGGCGACGTTCGTCCAGAGCACCGTGCCGACCGTGCCGACGAGCAGCCACCAATTGATCGCGCCGGACGGGTCGATGATCCCGGGGAGTGAGGGTAGTACTGGCGTAGCTGACGCCACTGCCGCGGGCGGTGCGGGGCTCGGCGCGGCTGGGGCCTCGTCGGCCGCGGCTGGCGCGGGAAGCAGGACCAGCTCGAGCAGATCCGGCTTCAGTGGGATCACCACCGGCGAGTACGGATCGGTCGGGATGACGACCGGCCCGGGCGGCGGGAGCGTCGGCTGCGTGATGATGACCTGGGCGAACGCGGGTCCAGCCAGGGCGAGAACTGCCAGGACTGCGACGATGATCGCGCGCTTCATGTATTCCTCCGTGTGAGAGTTCACTGCGAGTTGCTCCGCTTGGTGCCGGTCTCGTACGTCCAGACTCTCGGGCTTGGGAGCCGCTTCGAAATGCCGAGATGCAAGAAGCTGGCGCCGACGCCCATGCGCGGAAATAGCCTCGCCTCCCCCGCCCAGAGACCGCCGGCGTAGATCGCATCGAACGTCTGGCTCCGCGCGAGGCTCACGGGCAAGTCCGGCAGCGCGATATCGACTTCCGTCCCATCGAGATGTCCGCTGTCGAACTCGCCGTGTTCGTGAGAATTCCAGACGATGCAGCGGAGTCCGCTGGAAATGATGACGGGGCGCTGGAGGCGCTGGCGGAGGAGGTCGAGGCGGTCCACGAGCTCCTGGGCGGGTTCGGTGGGCGCATCGCAGTCGGGGCGGCCGCAGCGGCACCTGAACTCATCGCTTTTGAACCATTGAGACTTCATGGCGCGCCCGGCGGGTGCGCGTCCGTCTGACCTAGCTTCTGCGCGAACCAGCTCCACATCGCGTCCACCTTGGTCTCCAGCGCAGACAACCTCGTGATGACGCCGGAGTAGAGCACGACCACGGTGATGACGACCCCGACGAGGTGGATCACCGTCCCGATGTTGATGGTCTTGTCGAGCTTCACGGCAACGTGACCCCGAAGCCGCCCGCGAGCGCCTCGACCCGGCTCACCTCGCCTGCGGAGAGCTGGGTCTTGCGCGCCCAGAGACGGCGGATGAGGGCGTTGTCCGCCGGCATCAGCGTCTCGTAGCTGTTGAGGACCTGGACGATGCCGGCCCAGGCCGCGTCGCTGACCATCAGCGCCGAGCACCGGTCGAGCTTCGCGGCGTTCGTCGCCCCGTCGAGCTGGAGCACGGCCGCCCGGAGGAAGTCGCGCCCTGAGGGTGGTCGCACCCAGGCCGGATCGGCGATGACGGCGTTCGATCCGTCGAGCTTGCACCGCGTCGGGGCCCCGTTCGGCCAGGCGTAGGTCTCGGCGTCGCCGGCGACCTCGACGATCTCGAAGCCGGCCGGGAGTTGCCAGGCGCCGAGGTTCGACGCGTCGTTGATGCTGCGAGCGATCGAGCCCACCAGGAGCTTCATGCGAGTGGGACCTCCTCGATCTCGATCATGGCCTTGCTGATGACCGAGCCCGTCGTCGCGCTGAGGACCACCTTGAGCGCGATCGTGTCACCGGCGGCGTAGGCAACCTCGTTCGCCACGTCCGACGCGCGGCGGGCCCCGGAGGCGATCGAGGCCGTCAGCGCCGTGTCCGTCGTCTCGTTCTTCCGAAGGGTTGCGACCGCCGTCTGGGCGGCGCCCCCGACGTTCGACGCAGTCTGGTAGCGCAGGTTCCGGGCGACGCAGCGGAAGGGCACGTCGGCCGAGACCGTGATCTCGGCGGCCGCGCTCGCGGTGCCCGGCCCGTAGAAGTACGTCGCGGCCTGGACGTTGGCCAGGATGTCGCCAAAATTCACCACGCACTTCCGCCCGCGCCAGGCGCTCGGGTTGAAGTCGCTGAGGACGGCCGGGCCGAAGACGAGGATCGCGCCGTCGAACTGGGCTGTGGTGTTGCCGGTGTCGACCTGGAGCCGGATCTCCACCTTGGTCGCCGCGGCGTCGAGCGTTCGCGTGACCGTCAGCCATTCGAGCGCGGAGCCGCCCGTGTGGTAGGGGGAAAACGTCGAGCCCACGCCGTCATTGATGCCGATCCGCGCGCGCGAGGCGACGGTGGCCCGGACCCAGCAGCCCAGCGTGACCTTCCGGCCCTGCCACCACGCGACCGCCCCGAAGCCCGGGATCGTGTCGATCGCCTGCGCGAGATAGCAGTCCGTACCCACGCGGGTGACGGCGGCCGATGCCGCGCCGATCTTGAACTGCCCGCCGGTGGTGTTCTTCGCCACCGTGATGCCGGCCCCGGTCGCCGTCCAGCCGGTCGGGGCGACGGCAGCGCCGCCTCCCCAGATCTCCATGTCGCCGTTGAAGGTGTAGTTGAACGTCTCGTGCCGGTCGTACCCGAGCCCGGTCGCCTGCGTGCTGTCTGCGGTCAGAGCCAAGCCGTCTGCCCCGACGGCGAGCCGGGTGAGGACGTCGGCCGCGGTCGCCGCGATCAGGTCGCCCTTCGCCGTGATCGTCGGCGTCTGGCTCGCCGACCGCATGATCTCCTCCCAGAGCGTGCCCGTCCGTTTGAACAGGATCCATTGCGTCGGCTTCGTCAGGGTGAAGTCGGCGAGCGTCTGGAGCGAGAACTGCCCGGCGCCGCCGGCCGAGTGCTTGACGACGACGAGCCGCGCCGCGGAGACGCTCCGGAGGAGGAGGAAGGACCCGTCCGGCAGGTTGTCCTGGAGGGCGTTGGCGAGGTTGTCGGTCCCCGCCCCGCCCTGGGTGTCGACCGAGTGGACGCCCGCGACCGGCGTGATCTGGTCCGTCGCGAGCGTCAGCGTCGTCTCGGTCGCGCCGCCGACGAGCTGCGAGATGAAGGTGCGCTGGTCCTCGAAGGCCGTCTTCACCTCGCCCTCGGTCCGGGTCCCAGCGCTGATGTAGCCCGACGCCACCAAGTTCGCCATGTTATCTCCTCACGTCGCGTCGACCATGACGGCGCACCGGTCGAGGCGGCCCTGCGCTCGGCCGCCCCCCGCCCGGATGCGGAACTCGTAGACCGGGACCGGATCGGACCAGAAGTAGCCGGCGTCGTTCTCCCCGCCGTTGAATCCCCAGAAGAGCGCGGTGACGGGGATGCCGGACCAGAACAGGCGCGGCGCCGCGTAGTAGTCGGCGGCGGCGATCTTGAGGCGTCCCGGCCACGGGAGCCACGCGTCGTCGGGCTGTGGCAGGAACGACCAGAACGGCAGATCCGTCCCCACGTTGTAGAAGCCGTCCTTCTGGTTGAACGGCCCGATGAGGCGGCGCCGGATCGGGTCGGCCCCCGGGGCTGCCGTCCAGAACCGGGCGGCGTCGCTCTCGACCGGGGACTCCGGATGGCGCGCGGCCCAGAACAGGCCGGAGCCGCCGATCCGGTACTCGACAGCGTAGGGCCCAGGAGTCATCCTCAGATCGAGCACGACCGCGTTCCCAGCCCGGGCCCGATCAGGAACGTAGCTCATGAGGTATTCCAGTGCCCGGTATATCCCGCCCGTCCAGAAGTCGAGGGACACGTCGGTGGACCATAAGAGCCTATCGGGGCTCTCGCTCCACTTCAGCCCCGTCGCGGCGGCCAGGAGGCTCGACCCGGAGACCGCGCCCGTGACAGTGCCCGGGAAACCGGCCGACTGCTTGTCGACGACCTCGACGAGGCTCCCGATCACGGGCGCCCCGAAGTCGGCGACGACGGCCGCCGGGGTCGCGCTCTCGTTGCCGGCCGCGTCCACGGCCTTCACCAGCAGCGTCGCCTGACCCGAGAGCGCGAGGGCCAGGCTCTTCTCGGCGAGGAGGCCATGGTGGAGCGGCTGCGCGTCGGCCCACGACCGGCGATCCCCGTACTGGACCCGGACGCGGTACCCGGCGAAGTCGGCTGGCGGGTTCGGGTAGGCCCACCGCAGCGTGGTGCCCTCCAATGCCGCGATCGGAACGTCCGCCGGCGGAATCGTCTTGCCGACGACGGTGTGGCGCACCGTGACCCACTCCGAGGCGCCACCGCCCGCGGCGATGAACCGAACTTGGACGTCGTAGGTCGCGCCGGCGTCGACGGGCTGGATCGAGACGGACCCGCCCCCGAGGGCAACCGGCTGCGCGGGGACGGCGAGGAACGGGCCCGGGTCGTTGACGAGGACGATCGCGCCGTCGTCGAGCACATCGTCCGGGTCGACCGGGGCGCTGGCGCCGACCTCGCCACCGGGCAGCGTCGTCGGGGCGCCGACGAGGCGGTAGCGGGCTTCGACGGACGCCGGGGACGCGGACGGCGCGGCCGTCAGGCCGATCGGGACGAGGGTAATCAGAATCCGGTTCGTGGACCGCCCATCGGGGCCGACGACGAGCACGGCATCGTCGGAGACGATGGAGTCGATGGTGGGAGGAAGTGGGATCGCCTGGAGGGTCACGTTCGACAGCACGAGCGCAGAGGGATCATCCGCGAGGGCGGGGACCGGCCCGGCGTCGGCGTCGTAGACGGCCGGCGCCTTGTCGACGAGCGTCAGCTTCGCGGTGAGATCGCGCCCGGGCTCGATCGACTTGACCAGCAACTCCGCGCTCTCGATGCCGAGTTCGCCGAAGAGGAGGAGGTCGCCCGAGCTCGGCGTCATCGCCTCGGAGAAGCGCCAGTATCCGACCGGGGAGTCCGCCATCACGGCGGCACGGTAGCCACCGCCCTCGCGCGCCGCGTAGTGGGCGGCGACCTGAGCCGGAGAGAGCGCCACCCCGTAGAGGGCGACCTCGTCAAGGGTCCCGATGAAGAAGTTGGACGCACCGCCGATGCTCAGCGCCGTCGCATTGCTGAGGCTCCCCTGGCGCGCCGTGGGGTCGTCCGTCTTGACGTTCACGCCGTTGACATACCAGTTGATGCCGGTCGGGGAGGCCCGGACGACGGAGACGACGGCGTAGTAGACCGTGCCGGCCACGACGACAAAATTGCCGCTGGGGAGGACGTACGAGGTCTGCGCCCCGTCAGCGAGCACAAGGACCAGCCGGCCGGAGGCGTCGACCTGGAGGATATAACCGATGGTCGCCGTCGGCCCCTTCGCAACGATCCGGCGCGTCGCACCAACCGCGTCCAGCCGGAACCAGGCCTCGATCGAGAAGTCCCCGATACCCACGTCGATCGCGTCGTTGTCGGGCACGACGACGTGGTCGTCCGTGCCATCGAAGCCCGCCGCGCCGTCGGATTCTCCGCTAACAAGGCTCCCGACGCCGAGCAGGCCGCCGCTCGTGTAGGTCCCGTCCAGGCCATTGACGCTCTCGTCCTTCGCCACCGGCCGCGTCACGATGATCGGGGCCGTCGCGGTCAGCGCCGCCGTCCCGACCCCCTCGCCGAGCCGCCAGTAGGCGACGGGGGAATCGGCCAGCACCGTCGCGCGGTAGTCGGCGCCGGCCAGGCGGGCGGCGTAGTGGGCGGCGATCGCCGCGGCGCTCAGCTCGGCGTTGTAGACGGCGACCTCGTCAATGGTGCCGGGAAACCACTCCGCCGTCCCGCTGTTCCGCTTGCCGATCTGGAGCGCGGTGGTCGAGAAGCTCGCGAGGTTCGTGGCGATATCCTTCACGTCGACCCCGTTGACATACGCCTTGAACCCGTTCACCGGATGCCAGGTCGCCGCGAGGTAGACCGCCACGCCAGCCGCGAGCCCGGCGATGGGCGCGCTCCGGATCGCGTTCTGTCCGTCCGTGAAGCCGCCGAGCGCGAGATCGAACGTCTTGTTCGTCCCGATCACCCGGAACGTGAAGTTCCCGTTCGCCCCGCCGAGGATGCAACCGGTGACGGCGAGCGAGCTCATCGCCACCCAGGCCTCGATCGTCCCCCCGGCGGCTGCGAAGTCCAGCCGCGCCCCGGTCGTGATGACGCCGTCGACGCCGTTGAACTCGGCCCCTCGGTCAGAATCGCCCTCCAGGAGGCCGGCGACGCGCGGGGTCACGCCGCCGACGTACGCGCCCGGGTAGACACCGGTCGGGTAGTCGGCCAGCGCGTGCGACCCCGTCTCCTCCACCGCGACGGCCGGATCGTCGGCCGAGATCGCCAGGCCCGTGACCTCCTGGACGAACGAGGTCCCGTCGGCCTGCCTGATCCGCACCGCGTACCGCTTCCCGGCCGCCATCGAAACGTTCTCGTCGAGCGCGAGGGCCGTGATGTTCCCGGCCGCGTTCAGGGTGATGCTCTTGATCCGGGCCGCGGCGATGCCGAAGAGCGGGACGTCGTGGACGACGCGCACCAGGTCCCCGCGCGAGCACACGAGGTTCTCGACGTCGACGTTCAGCTCGTAGAGCTCGGGCCGGAGGCGGGCGACCGCGAGGTGATAGCGGGCGTCCTTCCACGCCTGGTCCCGATCGGTGACACCGAAGAGCTCCAGCGCCTCGAACTTCGACGCGTTCTTCGCGGTGAAGCCGTCGTCGTAGACGATCCGCTCGTCCTGCTGCCAGCCGGTGACGCGGTTGATGAACCGGGCCTTGAGGGCGTGGACCTCGGGTGGCCAGACCTTCGTGCCGCGGAAGCCCCAGCTGTTGCGCTGGGTGAAGTGCTGGATCGGCGTCGACTGCTTCACGTCCCGGATGACCGAGAACTTGCCGTCCTGCATGTGGAACGAGGCGCGGCCGGTCGCCGCCACGTCCCGCAGCAGCTCGAAGACCGTCGTGCCGAAATCGACCACGGCGTTGAACTGGCGCCCGGCGGCATCGCACGCCGTGCTCCACGCCTGGAGGCCCGGCAGGTCGAGGCGCGCGTCGGCGACCGGGCGGGCATTGGCCGAGCCCTGAAGGACCTCCCGGTACATCGCCGCCGGGTTGCTCGTCGGCGCCGCCGTCCAGGCCGCCCCGTCCCAGCTCGGGAGGATCGACTGGACCACGCAGTTGAATCGGTCGATCACGCTGTTGAGCTGGTCCGTCGCCTTGATCCGCATCGCGACGAGGGCGAGCCCCTTCTTGTTGATCGGATGCTGCGCGTGGATGGAGCGGAGCGCGGACCAGAACGTCTTGTCGAAGTAGGTCAGGCCGAAGATCGATTGGCCCTGCTTCTCCTCATCCAGCCGCGTGACCTCGACGTCGTACTGGCCCTTCGCCACGCCCCAGGTCCGATTGAACCGGACGGGCGACAGGCTCTTCTTCGGGAACGTGAACGTCCCGCGCGTGATCCATGGCGTCGTCCCGACCAGGCGATACCGGATGCGGATCGTCACCTGATGCCAGAAGACGATGCCGTTGCTTTGGATGATGACGGCGAGCCCGTTCGGCATCGTGAAGTCGACGGAGATCTGGTCCGTGTCCGGCCGCGTCCGGCGCGTGAGGGGCACGCCCTGGGACATGTGGATCGATAGCCCGTCCTCCTCGATGTCGCGCGTGTAGAGCGTCAGCGGCGGATCGGTCACGTAGCCTTGGCGCGTCTCGACCTGGACGCCCTGGAACTGGCCGAGCGGCGAATCGCCGATCTTCAGGTCGGTGATCGTGAGCGGCCCGTAGCCGAGGCAGAACAGCAGCCGGAGATATTGGTTGTCCCCGACGATCTCGGTGAACGGCATGGCGCCGTAGGGCGGAAAGATCCGGTGCTTGCCGAGGGGGCGCGGGATCGGCCCGTACGGGTTCAGCTTGTTCGACGTCCCCGTGATCGAGAGCGTCGGGCTGACGCGGTTCGACGCGATGCTGCCCCCGAGGTCCCCGAGTTTCGGCGCCTGAGGAGGGATGAGGGCGGAAATCAGGAGGCTGCCGACGATGGAGATGCCGGCCTGCAGGGCCGACGCCCAGAACCCAGTCAGACCCAGAGCACCCGGCACCCAGATCGAGACCACGATCACCGCGATCATCAGCACGATGCCGAGAATGTTCTTGCCGCCCCGGTCGTCGCCACCGAAGGTCGGGACCACGCGGACGGTGACGGTCGTCCCCGGCCGAGGCCGGACCCGCGGATACCACTCGGGGTCGACCAGCCAATCGTCGAGGAAGACGCGGGCGTGCGCCCACGGCGGGATCTGGAGCCCGGCGAGGATCTGGGCGATGGTCTGGCCGGGGGGGACCTCCAGGTCGACGCGGTACGTCGAGAACGGCCGCGGACATGCGACGACGCGGGTCATCCGCGTGGCGTCGAGCAGCTCGGGGATGAGGAGCTCACTCACGCCGCAAGCTCCTCGTGCCGATAGATACCGAGCACGCGCCGATTCCACCGCGGCGAATCGAGACGGTCGAGGCAGGCGTTGATCCCGCGCGCGATGTGGAGGAATGTCGGAGGATCGACGATCACGCCCACGTGGACAGGCTGGCCCATCACGCGGAGGAGCACGCCATCGCCGGGGCGCGGATCGTCCACCTGGCGCCAGGGGCCGCCGAGATTGCCGGTAATCAGCGCGGCGACCTCGTGATGGTCGAACGGCGTCGCGCAGGACTCGGCGTAGGAGGGGACGTCGAGACCGAACTGTTCCTTCCACACGAGTCTGCACAGCGACCAGCAATCATGACGAGGCCCGCGCCCATTCTCCTGAAATTCGAGGCCGATATATGTGCTGGCCCAATTCGGCATGTTCACTGGATGTGTTTCCATACCTTGCGGAGGATGACGGCGCTAATCGTTCCCTGCGAGACTGCGAAGCGTGAGGCGAGGCTATCCTGAAGGGCACCGACGCCTGCGAGTTTGCGAATCTCGCGGACAGCGTCCTCTGTGAGCTTGGCGAATACATTTGCCTCTCCGCGCGATCTCTTGCCTATCTCCAGCCGTCGCTCGGCCGTCACGATGCGGATGCCGTTTCGACCTCTCCGCGCGCGTTCCGCATTGTTTCCGGCTGCACTGTCTGGCCGCAGATGCGCAGGGTTACAGCACGGCGGAGTGTCGCATTCGTGGGTAGATTGCTGACCGGGCAGAAGGGGAACGCCGGACAGAATCAAGGCGACGCGATTCGCTCTCGCCAATGCCTGCCACGGCGTCCGAACGAGGCCATAACCATCTTTGTCCCGGGCGCCGAGCCACTCCCAGCATTCATCCGGACCCAAGACGGCGATCTTCGACCAGAAGCGGCACTCGAAGGAGCAGTGGTGTTGTGGCCCCGCAACCCAAGTGAACGGTGCCCCACAGCGCAGGCAGTTGTTCACCATCAGAAAATGCCAGGGAACCATTGGGGTGAAAATGCGTCGGCCGGATACGGCTCGCTCAGCACATCTTCAAACGCGAGCGTCCCGGTCACCACCAGCGCGTCGTATTCGCCCGATTTCAGCGTGAAATCAAATGGCCCGGCCTCCACCGTGTCCGGCGTGCTTGCCAGGACGACGTTCAGCGTGACAGTGGGCGGCGTCTTGAGGCCCCGGAGCGCCTGGACGATCTGCCGGTCGACGTTGTCGATGGTGAGCGTCACGCGCGGGAGCTGGTCCTCGCGCTCGTCGGGCAGGGCAATGTCGAACGGGAAGGCCACGTAGGTCTGGCCGCCGGCCACGATATTGGTCATGTTGTTGACGAAGCGGAGCGGAGTCGCGAGCGAGGCGTGCGAGATCGTGAGGAGGACGAGGAAGACTTCGCCCGTCTCCTGGCTATAGCTCGCACGGAGGGCGGCGGCGCTGAGGACGCGGGGCATTAGGGCAGGAGCTCCAAGGAGAGCGCCGCTTTCCACACGTCATCGGCCGCCGCCGAGTACGAGGGCGGCTCGACAAAACGCAGGTCTACGGCGGCGCCCGTGCGGGGATGACGCCAGCTGAACTTCAGCGCGCCGCCCTGCAGGGTGACGAGATAGAAGTCGTCGAGCGTCTGCACCTGCGCCTTCGTGAGGCTGAGCTGGCCTGGAAAGCCGCGGACTCCGGCCGTGAATCGACGCCTCACCTTCGGCGGGCCCGCATCCATCTGGGTGCGGACGACCTCGTTCGGCGCCTTCTCCTGGGCGCCCTCGTAGAGCAGCGCCTGGGGCAGCGACGCAGGCCAGGTGGCGGCCATCAGCGGCTCACGCCCCGGCGGGTCACGCCGAAGTTCATCCCGAGCATCCGATCGATGCCGCCGTCATTGCCCATGGCGTTGACCTCGTCGCGGACCAGCATCCTGATCACCTTCCGCCCATCTGGTCCCCATCCTTCCTGGCGCTGGATCGAGCCGCTCTGGCGCTGGTCGACGATCTCAACGGTGTTCTCGACGTACACGGAGAGCGTGCCGTGATCGCCGGGGCCAGCGCCGCTCGCGTCGTTCCAGCCGATCCGTGCGGGCATCGAATAGAGCGCCACCTCCAGCCCACGGAGGCCGACAAGGAGCGGCGTGAAGTCGATCGCGCGATCGACGAGTGATCCGGCACGGTCCAGTGGCACCACGGCCTCCGGTCCCGCCTCCCCGACCATGGCGACGGTCGGGCGCGTCACCACCCCGCCCGCGGCGAGGCGGGGCATGCGAGCCATGAGCGCGCTGGCCATCAGTCCGGCCGCGCCGAGCATGCCGAGAGTCGGCCCCGCTGGGGCGACACTGCCCGTGGCGCGAGCAATCAGAGCAGCTGCCGCCGGCCCTGCCTCGCCGACCATGGAGATATTCGGGCCCGGAGCGACAGCGGGCGTGCGGCCCGCGAGCAGCGCGGCCGCTACTCCGGCTCCGCCGAGCTTCGCAAGCGGGATGACGGCCTCCGGGCCGGCTTCGCCGATGATCATGCGCGTCGGTCGGTCGAAGATGCCGCCGGCCGCACCGAAGCCGCTGCCCCCGCTGCCACTGGTGTCGGTCGGCGTTGAGAGGCCAGACCACCACTGGAGGCCGGCCCTCGCCAGCAACTCGATTATCTTGATCAGCTCATCTTCCAGCGGCTTCAGCGCGCGCTTCATCAGGCCCTCAACGATCGAGATCCCGATGTTCTCCACCATGCGGTTCAGCGCGTCCTGAAGAGTCTGCGTACCCTGGAGGACGCCCCGGATCGTGTCGGCGATGCCGGAATCGATGGACGCGAAGACGCCGCGGACAAAGTCTTTGATGTCCTCGACGCGCTTCAGCTCCTTGAAACGGAGGTGCAATTCGTCGAGCTGAGCGTCTACGCGGTCGATCTGATCAAGGAGGCCCGAGAGGTCCTCGGTGCGCTCCACTTCCTGCTCGAGCTGCGCGCGCCGGTTGATCAGCCCTTCCATGGCCGTGCGGACAGCCTGCAGATCCAGCGCGCTCCGGTCGATGTCCTTCCCGAAGAAACGCCACTGCATGTCGATCGCCGAGATGCTCTCTTTGAGCTGCAGCATCGGGGCCTCGAAGGCCTGGATCTGACGAAGGGTGTCGTCGACGCCGAACCGAGCCCACCCGGCCAGGGCGCTGGTCCGCCGTTCCAGCTCGGCCCGTCGAGCCTGATCGATCTGGGCGGCGATCATCAGCTCATCCCGGCCGGCCTTCGCCCGGATGTCGGCGATCTTCTGCTCGGTCTGGATGCGCGCGATCTCGACGGAGGGATCGAGCTCGCCCTTGGTCTCTTCGAGATAGAACTGCCGGGCCTCGAGCGCCTCTTGCTCGACCTTGGCGCGCTCGCGGACGGCTTTGAGCTGAGCCTCCAGAAGGTCCAGCTCCGTCTTTTCCCCGATGAGGGCCTGCGCCTGGACCGTCGTCAGCATGCCCTCGATCTCGCGCACCCGGCCGCCGACGTATTCGTCCACCATCAGACCGAAGCGCTGGGCGGCGATGGCGGCGGCCTCCTCGGCGTCGCCGAGCTGCCGCCAGGCTTCGAGGTTCGCCGTGATCTGAGAGGTCTCTCTCTCCAGGGTCACCGCGATCTGCGCCTCAAGATCGATCGCCTTGGCTTCCGTGTCGGCGCGCATCTTCAGCCGGGCCTGGGTGAGCTTGAGTCTCTCGGTACCGGACTGGTCGTCCTTGATCGCATTCCGGTCGATCAGCCCCGCCATCTCGTTGTAGTAGTTCTCTTCCGCGGCCTGCCGCTCGTGCAGGTGCGCGAGCTGCGCCCGCAGGAGATCGCTGTCCGATTTGAGCCCGAGCTGAGCTTGCTGCGCCACGAGCGCGCCCATGATCGTCAGGCTGTCGAATACCTCTTGCCGGCGGCCTTCGACCTCGAGGAGCAACTTTCTGATCTCATCTTGGCGGAGTGGGCGCTGCGCGGTGACTTCGACCGTCGGCAGGCGTGTCGCGATCGACCGTGCGCGGAACTCTTCGCGTTCCCGCTCGAGGATCTCGTCGCGCTTCTGCCCGCCCGGAATGCCGCCGAGCCCGGGGATCGGCAGGTCGCTGAATCGCTTGAACAGCTCGTAGAGGATGCTGAACTCCCCGATCGCGGAGGTGGCCTGCTGCGTAATGCGGTCAAGAAATGACGGGATCTGAGAGGGTCCTGGGTCGGTCGCGATCACATCGTTCATAACCCGGAGGAGATCCCTCAGCAGAGGCAGCAGCTCTAGCCCGAGCTTGATCTTCAGCGCGTCCCACTCGAGGCCGAGCTGATGCTGCGCGCGCATGAGCGCCTCGGTATCACGCTGGGCCTGGGCGGACCACGGCGAGAGAACGGCGGCCGTCTCCATCCACTTCTGGAACTCCTCGCGGCTCATCGCCATGAGGGCGGCCAGCTCCCGGCCGGACCGCCCGAAGAGATCGATCAGGAGCGCGCTCCGCGTGGAGGCCGAGCCGATCTCAGAGATGCGGTCCCGGACTTCGCGGAACAGCGCGCCCTCGGTCTTCGCGTTGCCGGTGGCGTCGGTGATCGAGATGCCGAGCCGGCGCAGGCCGGCGCCGCCCGTGTCGATCTCCGCGCCCAGTCGGAACATGGCCGTCGTCACCGCGTTGGCGTCGATGCCGAGGATCTTCAGCGTGTTGCCGAGGTTGTCGGCCGCCTCCGCCCCGAGCCCGGAGACGGCCATCATTTGCTTGACCTGCTCGGCGTTCTGGACCAGCGCATCCGTTGCACTCTTCACGGACAGCGCGAGAGCGGTCGCGGCAGCCCCCGCGATCGTGATGGGATTGACGAGGAGGCTCATCGCCGTTCCGAGGGCGCCACTGCTGAGCCCGGCTTGCTGGAGCGTTGCCGCGAAGCCTTTCAGGCTGAAGGCGGCCTTATTCTGAGCGAGCACCAGATCAGGTGTCGCCTTGGTGGCGAGGTCCTTGAGCTTCGCCTCGTAGGCCGCATGCGCGCGGAACAGATCCGCCGTCGACGTCGTGCCGGACGTCCGGATCACCTCGTAGGCCTTGGCGATCCGCGCCTTGGCTTCGTCGAGGGATTGCGACGAGGTAAGCCCGAGCGCCCTGAAGGCCGACTGGACCGGGAGGGTGTCCGCCGTGACCTTTGCCAGGACGGGGTTCAGGCCGGAGGCGGCGCGGCCGACGCCGGTGAACGATCCCTCCATCTGGCGCCCGGCGGTGGTGGCGAGGTCGCGGGCGCGGCCGAGGTCTCGGCCGAAGCTCGCGGTGTCGGCGACTAATTGGACAATCAGGGCGCCGAGCGTGGCCGTTTTACATTCCTCCCATCGTCACACCGGGCGGACGACCCACGCTGTCGGTGCCCCGGACGGAAAGAACGCGACTTCGCCGGCGGCATCGGTGACCTTCCAATGCGCGGAATAGGGCGACTTCGCGCCGTCGAGATCCGAGGCTGCGGGCGAATAGCGCACCGAGCCGTCCGCATTCAGGCTGATGGCGATGTTCGGAAGTTGCGTGCCGTTCGCATCCCTCAAGATCAGGGCGACGGTCATGCCGGTTGGATCGAAGGGCGTGGGAATGAACGGTGTGCCGGCCGACAGCCGGAAGTCGAGCGGCGCCGTCCAGCCCGTCGTCACTTCGACCTTCCCCACGGCGAGGCCGCCGCTCAGGAGCGTGACGCTGGTGTAGCCGATGCCGGCGAGAGTCGCCACGACGGCCGGCGTCCGCTTGAAAGTGACGACGAGGTCGTAGGTGTCGAACGTCTTGGGAGCGGTGTTCTGATCCCTCCAATCCGCCTGCGGGGCGCCGCGGCCCATCGGGACGCCGGCGACATAGCCGAACCCCTCGCCCTTCCGCAGCACGATCCCCTGCCCACTTCCCGCCCGGTAGAGTGGCCGCGCGAACCCCGCGACCGTCGGCGTGCCGCCCCGCGCCGGCATCACCACGTGCCCGCGCAGGGTCGCCGAGTACATCAGACCCGTGAGTGCCAGGGCGACCGGGATATCGGCCGATCCGAGGATGACGCCGGTATCGACGTCCGCGACCTCCAGGTGGAGACCGAGCCGGCCACCGCCGCCGTAGGGCCAGGTGAAGTCCTTCCGCAGGACGAGCCCGGCCGCAAGCGGCGCCGACGCCGGATCGAACGGGACCGCCGCCAGGGCGGTGCCGTCCGCTGGGGGGCGCCCGAGGAACGCCGCCCGGAGGCTGGAGGCGGCCGTGGAGTCGTTGCTCTGGTGACCGACGTCGATCAGGTCGATGGCGACGACGGCGAGGATCATGCCGGTGCCCGACTGGTTCAGGATCGCGACGATCGGCGCGGCATCGCCCCCGGCGGCGGAGGCGTCGGGGACCCAGACCGTGTAGGTCTCCCCGGTCGCGACGTTCGCGAATCGGACCGCCATCGTTTGCAGGTGCGGCTGTCCGCACGTGGCCATGATCACCGCGAGCCCCTGGCCTTCGCGAAGTTGGATCGGCTGGACGGCGCCGTCCCCGACGAAGCCGATCAGCCAGGACGGCGCGTACGCGAAGCCGGCCCGCGCAATCCCGGCGCCGCCGCCGGAGTCCATGGGGGCGCTCGCGGCGTTGATGGTATTGATCCCGGGGGAGTCGCCCTGCTGGCGGATGAGGTCGCCGAGGACGACCGAGTCCGGCCGCAACATGATCGAGACGCCGCCAGGGAGTGCCGCCGCCGCCGTATCGTGTTTGAGGACGGCGAGCGGAGTCCCTCCAGCCATGCTGCTGATGCGATAGAGCCCGTAGGCGCCGGCCCGCATCACCGCGGTCGTGAGGAGGCCCCGGCTGCCGCTCGGCGACAGGATGTCGACCGCGAGGACCTCGATCGTGTCGTCGCTCCCGTTCCAGAGGCCGACGTGCCCATGGTCGACGAACGCTCCCCGCGCCATCGGGAGCGTTCGCTCCGTGCTGACTTGCCAGGTATCGGGCGCCTGCGCGGCCATCTATGAAGGCTCGGGTGAGCCAGGAAGCCGGTTGCCGGCCTGGACCCAGGCGACCATGGGATCGAGATCCACGGGCGCCAGGTTCCCGCCGGCCAGGCGCTTAAAGATGGAGACGTTCATGGGCGGACCCGGGTTGGTGGCGAGCCAGTCGCGGAGAAACTTTTCCGCCTCATCCCATCCACGGACGATCTTCCAGGCGCCTTTGACGAGGATCAGATAAGAATTCACTTACGTGGCCTCGTCCGTGAACTCGATCTCGAAGTCGCTCGTCCCCACGG